AACTTGACTATCAGCATGTCCTACTTTATCAAGAAAGAGATCATACATTGCATTGTTGCATGTTTTTAGCTTACGCTTTACTTGTGCTTTAGTTAATTTCTTTTTAGGCATATACTCTCCCACTTAGTGTTACTTGAGTTGGCGTAGAAGTTGTTCCCTGGATGTTATCACAGGTAACTAATAAAGATGAATACGGAGGGATTAACAGATTTATAGTTGTTAACTGGCCGCTTTCGTTATTATGGCTTAACATTCTAGATATTACAACCTCACTATTCAATGTGACTACTGTTTCTATGTCATCAGATTGAGCGCCACCTCCACCCTGAGTTACGCCCGTTTGTATTCTTACCATACTATAAGTGTTTCCAGTATTAAAATTTAACATTGTCTGAACTTGACTAGTTATTGCTATAGAACCACTATAAGCGTAACAGTGATCTCCAACATAGTTTAGACTGGTTCCTGTCCCACTAGGGTTTCCCCCTGCTACGTTTCCAGCGCCACCGCCGCCGACTAAAGGCATACTATGCCTCTACTCGAACTGTAATGTAACTGCGTAATCTGCTGTAACTGTTGAACCTGCAACGGCTATGGAAATTTCCATATCTCGTCCTGGTTCACAAGCTAGGTTAGTGTCATACTGCGTAAATGCAGTGTTACTACCTGTTGAGGTTCCCATTGTGTTTTGTCCAGCCATTGCAAAAACAGCATCACCATCTTTCAAAGATGATCCACTAATTTTTACCATACCTTGGAATTCTTCGCCTGCTCCATCTGCGCATGAGCCTACAGATATTTGCTTAACAGAGGAAACACCGCTTGGAACGTTAAACGAACTTGATACGGTTGCCCCTGCAAGGCTGCTTAATGCTTGGAAAGCTGTGGTTGTTGCCAAAGCTCCACTTGATCTACTTACTACTATTGCCATTGTTTTTTCCTACCGTTTTAGGCCCTCAAAGCCAATGGGCCGATGCGCCCTAATACTTTTGAACCGCCAAGACTTCCTAAGACTAGTTTGGCAGCAAGAGTCCCTGCGCCTATCTTAATCATGTCTTGCTTGTTCGTCTTGAATGCGTTGGATAATGTATCCAGTCCGCCTTTCAAATCGCCTTTAATGAAGGATTGTGCTGCTGTTCCTGCGTTAGCTGCATCTAAAAATGCTAATCCTGCACCTGTTTCTAATAAGTTAACTGAGAACGACCGCTTTCTGCGTGGTGATCTCTTTCTGCCTCGTCTTACTACCATATTTGATTCCTGTGGGGGTGTTGCCTACGGGCACCCCGCTTCAGACACAGCCGATTACCTATTTATACTTCAACATTCGGTCATTATGCTCTTTTTTTATCGCCCATAGGGCTGTCCATCCGCATTCTTTGCACTTTTCATTAGCAGGGGGGTTTAAAACTGCACAATCACGCTGGTCACACCGCCACCAACCTCTATAAGTATCTAACTCACGTATTGGTTTATAGTCATATAACGCCATATTTACAAAATGTGACATCGGTTTCTTTTCTTGATCTGATAAGTCCTGGAGCAACTTATACATTTTCGCATCTACAGAAAACGATGCGGCCCTTACTTGCTTTCTAGGCCTACCCATATCTTACCGCCGCAAAACAATGTCTACAATATGTAGTTGTAACGTTATTCTCAATTATCTTTTGTGGTCTGCTGGCTATTTCTTTTTGGCATCTATAACAAATCATTAATCAACTCCTAATTTTTGTTGCTCATTTATTTTTTTAGCTACTACATCAGGAAAAGCATGATCTCTTAATTTTCTAAATGCTTCCGTATCTCTTTTGTTGGCCCGCAATAATGCCGACGCTGCTAACACTTCTACTAATCTTTCTATTTGTTTGTCTAGTCCAAAGTTCACTGTCTCACCATATTTTACATAACAAAGCAGTATATAATATTATACTCCCTCAGAAAATATCCAAATACAAAAGTATTATATTATAAAAAGAATAACCTTTTTTTTATATTTTATACGTATAATATTTTATTATGACTACTTTAACCCTAATTTAGAACTGTTTTGGGGCTGTTTTCCCCCTGTTTTAGGGCTGTTTTGGTCCATTAATTGGCCTAAACCACCTCTTTTCATCATGTATTCGGCCAAAAACCCCATTACTGGGTTATCTTTGGTTAATGCTTTAATTGTTGTTTGGCCTGTAGCGTCATCTAGCTTCTTGCTTGCCGCCCCCAGGGAACCAAAAAAAGACTTTTGAAAGTGTTCTAATTTATCATGCATGCGATCCTCTATCTCATCTACTATAACGCTTAGTGCATCCATCAAAACGTCATCGCTATCGTCGGACTGGACCCATGCGGTCCATTTCTTTCGACTTAATTCCGCGATATAATTAGACAAGAAAAAATAAAACACTGTCCAAATTATCGCATATGCTAACAATACTGTAGGCTCTATATCCATAATGGATTAGTTACAATCTAGATTAAAAGAATTTTTTAAGGCCTAATTCACCAAAAGCAGTCCCTGGTTTATCTTTTACACCTGTAGGTTTACGTTTGCGCCCAAAGACTTTAACTTTTGTGGGGGCTTTTGGTGAGACCGCCCCCGAGTCAACGATAAGTTTCAATAATACAAGTAATCCGCTCATTCTTTATCTTGTAACTCCCTAAATGCTTGTAAGACTTGTTGTCCTCTAAAAACTAATTCAGCTAATAAACTTATTCTATCGCTCACGGTATTAACCCCTTCAATATGTTTACAGCTTCATCAAACGCTTCTTCTTGTCCTGCTAACTGCGCACCCTTTCGAGCTCCAAGAAATGGAATTCCAAACGGACTAATTGCAAACGAAGCTTTACTGGCTTTATCTGCTACTTCAGCTTTAATCTCTGGCCAATTAGGAACATCGGGTAAATCTATTTCTGTTATTGCTTTAGTAAGAAAAGCACCCGTTACAACCGCAGTTACTATAGTTATGATCTGCGGGTTTTCAATAAGCAACATAACGTTGTCATGTCGTCGCTTATCGCTTACTGCTTGTTTCTGTAGCTTTGTTACCTTCTTTAGTGAGTATCCATCTGGTATGAGTGCAAAGGGCATTACATGACACCTGTTTCTTTTGCTGTGAGATAGACCAGCACCAATCTAACAAGTAACTGTTCCACTGTTCTTGAGTCATTAAGCCAGGAGGGAAATTCGACATTGTAGATTTTAGTCGTCATTTAACACGCTTAGTAGCGCCTTGTAATGCTTTGTTAAGCTCTAATAATTTAGGAACTGACATAGGAACTTGACTATCAGCATGTCCTACTTTATCAAGAAAGAGATCATACATTGCATTGTTGCATGTTTTTAGCTTACGCTTTACTTGTGCTTTAGTTAATTTCTTTTTAGGCATATACTCTCCCACTTAGTGTTACTTGAGTTGGCG